AGATTTCTATATTTCTTCATCTTCAGAATGATTATCGTCTAATTCTACTTGTATTCCCATTTCTAATTCTTCTGGATTATAGTTTTCATCGGGTCTATCATCATCCATAGAAGGATTATCTATTATTACACTTTCGTCTAAATCTAACAATTTATTGAGGTCGTTCATATTATCACCTTCTATATTTATATTACTTAACTTAAAGAAAAAAGTATTATTTCAATTAAATTATTATATCAAAATAAAATAATTTATGTATTTCACGGAGGTAAAAAAATCTATGCCAAATTACGCATATATATGTGAAAATTGTGGTAACATAACATTAGAACTAATGACATTTGAAGAATATGATAAAAACAGAGACAACATTATTTGTAAAAAATGTGGTCATAAAATGATTAGATCATATAAACCAACAGCAGTAATATATAAAACAACAGGATTTTATGCTAATGATAGTTTAATAGATGATCCCTAGATGGATAAAATGATGGGGGTAAATTCTAAAGGCAAGTTAGATGGAGAAAATTCAGTATATTAATAGGAGATGATTAGATGAATTTAGAAATAGATGTATCATTAAGTTATAAAACAGAATCAGATAAAATTTAGCCATTATTAAATTTTATAAATAATGAAGAAACACTAAAATAGCTGTTAAAAAATGGAACAATAGCTTGTGAAGATTGTACATCATTAAGAATTCAAATTGGCGAAGAAGATATTTATATATATAATTATACAATCAAAATAGGTAAAACTATTATATAGGATCAAGAATTCTATATAACTAATAAAGAGAGTAATTTTGAAACTATTAAATATATACTATTAAAGTATATTAAAGATAATTTAATTCTGGTGGGGGGATAATAATGCCTAGATATAAAAATAACAGTAACACATATGATTTACCAATTTCTTATGTTTAGAATGATGGGTTGCTTTTAACTAAATATATAGAGAAAGAAGGCGGAACAGTCGATATAGAATACTATATACCCGAATCTTTAAGACATACATTAATTTCTATTGATGATATGGATGTATTGCCCGTACCATCGCCTGTAATTAATACAAAAGCAGAATCAATCACTGTATAGGAAACATTTATTGATTATACGCCCGATGATGAAACATTGACGGTAAATAGACAAGAAATGTTAATTCAAAATGATACATAGGATTTAGTATATGTATGGATAAACCATAGTTTTGATGAAACAGATCCAGTAGAAGTATAGTAGTAGATAGAAAAATAGATACCTGTATTGTCGGGAAATAGTATAACTGTAACAGTACCAAGTTATTCATTCTTAGTTAGACTTGAATAGTTAGATTTGGGAACTGTTTATGTAACGTCTACAATAATATTCTGATATTTGGATATTATATACTTGAAATATTTTTTATACAATTAATAGGTGATTACTTAGTAATCACCTTGTATATATTATAATTTATTTTACTGATACATGCAATAGCGTTTTACGTTCAGTGATTTTATTTGTGTTGGTAACTTGAGATACTACATTTTGCTTTATCCCAATCATTCCTATGATTTCTTCATCTATTGTATCCTTACCAACAAAGAACCATGCTGTTACTGAATTTTGTTGCCCTATTCTATGACATCTATCTATTGCTTGTTCCAAATCTCCAGGAGTCCACGGAAATTCTAAGAACAATACATTTGAGGCTGCTGTTAGAGTAAGTCCTACTCCACCAGCTTTTATATTTAATACTATCAATTTTGTATCGGGGTTATTTTGAAAATCGTCTACAATTGCTTGTCTTTCTTTCAGTGATGTTTCCCCAGTAATAGACTTACAATTGAATTTTTCTGAAATAATTTTAATTATATTTTTATGCGTTCCAAAAATTACCAACTTTTCACCAGATTCGATGAAATTTTCAATCCATTCAATTGATTCATCCATCTTACCCAGTGCTGCTTTCTGCTTTAGGGTTTCTATCCTGAATAAGTGTTCAGCTTGTTCAGAATTTGATTGTGCAATCCACTTTGCCCTTGATTCTATTTGTTCAGGCGTAAGATTTGTATCCTTGAATTGCTCCATTATTTTTTTGTTGGTAGTAGCTTCATTCCTTCTTCTTCTAATCCAGTCAATAAATTCTTGCTCATAATTATCATAATCTTTTCTATTGGTTATATTAACTGGTATGGTTACTTTTATTTTTTCAGGAAGTTCTTTAAGTACTTCCTTTTTCTCTCTCCTGATGAAGCAAAGACCCCTAAGTCTTTCATTGAGTTCATCAAGGTTTGATGAACCCGTAAGATCATAACCATAACCGTTATGTGTCATTGCACAATAGTTTTCGGCAAACTTCCAAAATCCACCAAATTCTTGAAGCCTACCAAGAATCCCTAGTTGTGAAATTAATTCAACTGGTCTATTCACAATTGGTGTTCCTGTTAACAGAAATCGATATTCTATTTTTTTAGATAACTCTTTGGCTGCCTTTGTTCTTTGTGCTTTACTATTTTTCAAATAATGACTTTCGTCAAATACAACTGATTTTGCATTTATTGATTTTAAGTCATCAATTCTTTTTTTAAGCATATCATAATTTATTATAATAATGTCCGCTGGATCCCCTGTACCATTCCATACAGATATTGTTTTATTGCTTACCCATGTATTCCACTCTTTTTCCCAATTATATTTCAAAGAAGCAGGACACACTATAATTGCGGGGTAAGCATTAAGTTTATGAATAGTAGCTATTGCCTGAACGGTTTTTCCTAATCCCATTTCATCTGCTATAAATACTCTCTTATTTTTTATAGCATAGGCTACTCCCGCTTTTTGAAACGGGTATAGACTTAAATTTAATCCTTCTACTTCAATATCAGCATTACTAGCGGTGGATTCTGCTAGATTGGATTCATATTTATGAACCAATTTTTCTAATATAGGTTTAACGTTTTCATCGACCTCAAATCCATTATTAATTAGAGCATAAATTCCCTCTACATTCGCTAAATCTTGATTAGCAATCCATAATTTAGCATCCCTATCAAACTTTCGTTTTGCTAATTGCTTTACTAGCAAAACAGTAGAAGGATCATAAGGGAATGTAATATGAAACTTATCCCCAACAGTAGTTATTTTTTTAGGTGTAACTACTTTCGGCTTTCTGTTTGGATATTTCTTATCTTCGGGTAGAGTTTCGGGATCGGGGGGTTCAGGTATTTTGTCAAATTCAATACCTCCCTCAAGAAGTTGATTCTTATATTTCTTGAGCATTTTATATGCAATAAAAATCATTTTTGGTGACCACCTAGATAACTCTGTATCCGCCAAAACATGACCAAATTTTGTATCAGTACCATTAAACCCAACCCCATCACGGGATTGGGCATAATCACATCTACCAGCAAGAAAATCAATTGCCTTCTTTATTTCTTTTGACATTATTATTTTCCCTCCTTAACGTCAAGTCTTATTACTGTATTGGTAGTAAGAAATTCCTTATAAATTTCGGGGTACTTAACCTTGAAACTTTTCATATCAAAGTTATCACGGTCATACGTATTTATACCCGCAATTCCTGACTCTGCTTCAAATGTCTCTATACCCTCATTCTCCATTATTTCTTTTACTTCTGAGGTAAGAGTTTCCTTACGCTCATTTGCCAACTTGTAGAGCTTCTTGAAAGAAACCAAATCCTTGATCAGTTCGTTCAGTCTTTCCTTTACATTCTTCTTCATTCTTTCTCCTCCTCTTTTTTTGTTCCTCAACATAATAATATCATATTCCACATAATATAAGAATACGACTCAGTAAATACTATTACATTCCAGTTAATTAAAGTAACAAAAACTTTAATTTATACGAATATAAATTCTAAAAATATTTGATATTATATTTTATACACTTATTTTAGTATAATAAGAATTATAATTTACCAGATACCAATTACATTTAATATCCTTTGCTTTGGCTCCCATCTCTACTAGAAATTTAGTTATTTTTGAATTTAGATCGGGTGTAATTTTTGGTAATGTATGAATATCTATTGCTTTAATATCAGACAATTCAACCGAAAAAAGATAAGACGGATCACATACGATATAATCACATAAATCAGGATACCCATAAGGCTTAACTTCAATATTTAATTTAGATGTTATAAGGTCTCTTTTAAATTTATATTTTATTGCTACCTTAAATTCATCGGAAAACACATCATAATCATCTTTATACTCTTCCATAGTATAATTTTCCCATTCTATTTCAAACGGCAATTTATTTAATTTATTTTCAATATCCCGCAATTTAGCTAATTTTTCTTTAAAATCGGGAGTTTTTAAATCTGTTAGGTTTAAATCAAAATCTATTTTATATATGCGTTTCATATAAATATCTTTCCAATTTTTCCAAAAATCCCGATATTCGCATCTATTTTTTACGTGGATATCAGAATCAAATTCATCTGTTAAATACCCATATACTAATCCTATCATTATTTTCCTCCTATTACTTTACTTTTATAAAAGTTAAGAGTTTCTATTAACTGAGATACTGAACTAGCCAAAGTTATAGTAACATGTTCTAACTGCTTCGAATCTATATTATTTCCCAAAAGTAAGTCTTTCATTATTGTATCGTATTCCTTAGACAAATCTTCTATTTCTTTTATTTCACTTGAATATAATATCATTGTTTTCCTCCCTTATTTGTATAATAATAAATTATGTTCCTCTTCCATAGCATCTTTTAGTTTATTTCGTATTTTATGTTGTTTTTTTGATTTCTATAAAATGTCATTTATTATATCAC